CCTTAAGGTGCCACCCATTTCTGAACTCGAACGCTCAGAAGTAATGGGTAGTGGGAAGACCGGTCCTGCCGGAGGTACCACTAACGCCGGATGTCCTGCATCACGGCAACTCTTAAGTGCTTTGAACAAAGCAACTAGAATCATCTCCTTGGAGTTTGGCACTCCAGATGATTTTCACCCTTCGGGTGGTAGTTGCTTTGCCGTTAGGCAGAGTTGGGAAAAGAATGTGGTGAAGAGACTGGAATGTCTCTTGGGTAACGGTAGACGACAACGTAGACTTACATCAGCGTTGAAGTCGTGCAAGAGACTGTTCGATGTCTCTTGCGCACCGTGTGACGCCATCGCCACTGGTGTTGCCATTAAGGAATGGGTGGGCTCGGCTTGTAAGAGCGTCCCCCAGGAATTAAGGCCAAGCGCGTGTGATCTCAATGAACTGCGTCTAGCAGTGAGAGAAAACATTAGCGGTTGGGGAAAGTGGTTGAAGGAGAGTCGGAACTTTAGCCAGGTTCCGGATCTGGGTGAGTACGTCCCTGATCAACAGGGTTGTTATGAACGTACAGCTATGAGAGGAGGCACCCTCTCTGTGTCTGACTTTGAATCGGGCCAGAATCCTGTAAATCGCTTGCGTTTGGGTTCTGCGAAGACGAAGGGGAAGATACGAGTTGTGACGATGCAGACGGCTCGAGTTAAGCGCGTGTTAACTCCGGTCCATAACGCCCTTTACAAACACATTACCTCTTTTGGTTGGTGTGTCCGCGGGGATGTTACGAAGGGAGATTTTGACGCTGTGGCCAGAGATCTTCGAGATGGGGAGAGTTTCATTAGCGGAGATTATAAATCTGCTACTGATAACATCTTTCTTGAATCTGTCGAAGTCATGGTGGACGAGGTGTCGAAATCGAAGGAACTCACGGAAGAGGAGCGTGAGGTTTTAGTGGGTTCGTTCCGGGATGTAGAGTTTAAGATGTCGTCCTGTCTGGAAGATGAACACTTTCAGATCAGAAGAGGCTCGATGATGGGAAACTTGGTTAGTTTCCCTCTTCTTTGCCTTCTCAATAAAGCGTGTTTCGACATCGCTTGCGACATTCGTGACCCTACTTCTCGGAACCGTGTGGGAAGGTTTAATGGCGACGACTGTATGTTTTCTGGTGACATGTCATTTATGACTACTTGGCGCGGTGTCACAAAACGATACGGTCTGATCGTCAATGAGGAGAAAACAGGCTTCTCGCGTCGTTGGTTGGAATTAAACAGCCAACCTTACGATGTCAAGCGCCTCAGGATGGTTTCAAAACCTGTCCTGTCTTTTCTATTACCTTCTCGCACTCAACTCACTGGACTTCTTACTGGAATCCTTAAGGGGTTGGATTCATTTAAGAGATCTGTTGTGCTCCAGGTCTTGCAGATGATGAAAGCCGAAATCGCCGCCCGCGGCGTACTTGAAGACTTGTCATCTTTGGGTCCTTACTGGAGGAAGGTACTCGTGAAACTTCGGTGGTTCCGGGCAGCCGCTATTCTTGGCGGAGCTCCCGTCCTGGAAGCTGGTGTGGATAGGGCCCATCCTGTTAAGGTTGGACCACCCCCCTATCCTAGGTATTATGACATGGTCACTCGTCTTTGCGCCCGCGCGGCGAGTGAACATGTTGCGAGCTGGAAGGGTGTCGTGATTAGAAAGCTTCACACTCGGAAGCTTGATATGAGTTCTTGGAATGCTGTGTTCCGGACTCGAATGCCTCAGCGAACTGCTCTCCGTAAGTTTGAATGGGCTGGTTGGAAGTGGGCCTTTGTTTGGCCAAGTTCTGTTCTTCGTGTCTTGGAACGGGACTTTCCATTTGTTCTTATGAACTCATGGTCTTGCACTTCAGTCAGATGGTTACAGGACCATCCTTTCCTTACTAGACGTCCACGCGTCTTGGAAGTAGGAAAGACCCAGTCAAACTTTCACCCCCC